AACCTGCTCTTGTTCTGGGAAATAGCACAACGGCAGACTCATCTGTTGTTTTAACCCTCATAAAAGCTGGTTCAACAGCCAGTACATCTCAACTCTATGCATCGTTCTCTTACAACTCAGGTAGCAATGGGAATGGTGGGATTTCAGGCAATGGTGATTCACAAGCTGCGTTTTACACAACTTCTGACGCTAGATTAAAAGAAAACATTGTAGATTTGCCTTCACAACTTTCAAACATCATGGCGTTGCGCCCTGTAGAGTTTGATTACAAAGCAAGCAAAGGCCACCAAATTGGTTTTATTGCACAAGAAGTTCAACAAATTTATCCCGACTTAATTTCAGAAAACGCTGATGGATATTTATCTTTGTCTGGTTTAGATAAAAATGCTTCTCGTTTGATTAAAGCAATTCAAGAGCTTAAGGCATTGGTTGATGCACAAGCAGTACGCATTGCCGCACTTGAGTCTCAATAAAAATAAGAGCATGATTGCTAACGGCGTTATTTTGTATGAATTCGTTTGAATGTGAAAAGTGTGGACTATGTTGCAAGAAAGTAAATTGTATGCACCTGACTAAAGACAATTTGTGCAGTATTTATGAGGAAAGACCACTTGTTTGCAACATAAACAAAAGCTATGAAGTTTTCTTTTCCAAGGTAATGAGCAAAGATGAGTTTAACCAGATGAACAAAAAAATCTGCGTGACTTTAATGAAACAGGAGAAATAAGATGGTTCCTTTACTTTTAGCTGGTGCTAGTTTACTTGGTGGATTTATGCAGGGCAAGTCTGCTGAACGAGCGGCTCGTACTCAAGCAAACGCTGAGATAGAAGCGGCTAAATTAGCGGCTGAAGAAGCTCGTTTTCGACCTGTAGGTGTTACCACACGCTTTGGTGGCTCTCAGTTCCAAACTGACGAGTCTGGCCGTGTTTCTGGCGCTTCTTACCAAGTTAGTCCTGAACTGCAAGCCTATCAAGATAGGTTAAGGTCTTTATCTGGCGGTGCTTTGAGTCAGGCAGAACAGGCTGGTCAACAGTATGCTCCTTTGACTGGTGCGGCTAGTAGCTTGTATGGCCTTGGTCAGCAGTATCTAGCTCAAAGTCCTGAACAGGTTGCGGCTCAATACATGGCTCGTCAACAAGACTTGTTGGCTCCTAGCCGTGAGCGTCAAATGTCTCAGTTGCAGAATCAGTTGTTCCAAACTGGTCGTGGTGGATTGTCTGTAGGTGCTACAGGTATGCGTCCGGGCGGTGGTGCTGGTTTGGGTGCTACTACTCCTGAGATGGAAGCCTACTACAACGCATTGGCGCAACAAGATGCACAGTTGGCTGCTCAAGCTCAACAAGCTGGACAAGAGCAATTGAAGTTTGGTGCTGGTTTGTTTGGTGTTGGCTCTAACTTGTTAGATCAGTATCAGACTGGTCAAGTTGGTGCTTTGCGTCCATTTGAGGCTTATTTTGGCCAAGAGAAAGCTATTGAAGGTGTTGGTCAACAGCCTTTGGATATTGGCATTAACTTGGGCGCTAAAGGTATGAGTCCTAGTGCTGCCAATGCTTTGCTTGCTGGTGGTACGAGTGCTGCTCAACTAAGAGGTCAAGCAAATGCTTACAACCCATTTGCACAAGCATTGATGTCAGGCGCACAGAATCCTCAGTTACAAAATGCGTTTGGTAACTTGTTTAGTGGAGGCACTCCATCTGGTGCGGCTGGATACAACATTAGCCCAAGTGCTTATGAAGGTTATTACAACCAACCAACAGCATTTTATCCATAAGGAAAAGTCATGGCATCAGAAATCTTAGGTTTGTTCACAAGCCCACAACAGTACCAACAACAACAACAAGACCTTGCTCGTTCTAGAGCAATGGAGTTTGCAAGACTAGACCCTTTCCAACAAGCAAGTGCTGCTATTGGTCAAGGTGCTTATGGTTTGGCTGGTGCTATCGGCGGTGCTTTGGGTGGTGTTGACCCACAGTTGCAGAAGATCACACAGCGTCAGCAAATCCTTGGCATGATTGACCCTGCAAACCCTGATTCGTATGGTCAAGCCATTCAAGCCGCATTGCAAACAGGTGACCAAGAAGCTGCTTTCCTGTTGCGTAATGAGATGATGAAGGTGAAGGAACAGGCTCAAAATCAGCAGTTGAATCAACTCAAGACTCAAGACTACTTGACTGAGCGTGGATTAGGTATGCAAGAGCGTGGCCTTGTTAATGTAGCTAATGAGTTGGCTGGTCAGTTGCAAAATGCTGATGGGACTATCAATAACGATGTACTTGCAAGATTGCAATCTTTCCCGCAAGGAAGGGCAGTTCTCAAGTCATTAGTGCCAGAAACCATCACTGCTAAAGAAGGTGAGACCATCTATCAGAAGCCAACATTGCCGGGTCAGGAATTTAAGCCACTCTTAACTGGTGCTCCTAAACCAATCCCATTTACAGGTGATGAGTCAAATGCGGCTCTTATTTTGTATCGCACAAATGACCCTGTAAAGATTTTTGAGAAGCATGGTCAGGCTGGACTTGATGCTGTTGCCGCAAGAGCAAAAGCAGTGGCTGGTTTGAAATCTCCGAAAATTGAAGTCAATATGAGTGACCCAACAGCAGTTGCGAAAGCTAATCTTGATGTAATGGGTAAATGGGAAGGGTTCTTGAAGTCTGGCGGTGATGTTGAAGTTGCAAGCAGATTTAAGGCTTTGCAATCTTCAGTTGCGTTAGCGCAAGGTGGAAACCCAACTGCTGATGGCGCAACAATCTTCAACATTGGCAAGATTTATGACCCATCTGGTGCTGTTCAAGAAGGTGACAAAAACACCATTCTTGGCAATCCATCAATTCCGCAAAAGATCAAGGGTTATGCACAACGAGTTTTTGAAGGTGGTAGCTTGACCCCAGAACAGCGTAACGATTTGCTGGCAATTGGAACAAATTTGATTAAAGGTCGTGAGTCTCAACTTCAAACGTACCGCAAGCAATACATTAACAAAGCAAAAACTTTAGGTGGTGCTGAAGAAGACATCTTGAACCCATATCAAGGTTTGATTAAGGCAACACCATCTGAAGTTGTCAATCAAATCCCAACTGGCAGACAACAGACACAACCAGCCGCTAAAACTCAACCAAAGCCACAAGGTAAGTCTGTTATCAAGTGGTCTGATCTTCCTACTAATTAAAGGTCAATCATGGATATTGAACTGCCAAATGGTGTAGTGATTCAGGATATTCCTGAGGGTACGACTCAATCTCAAATCATGGCTAAAGCCATTCAAGCTGGTCTTGCCACTAGAGAGGATTTCGCTACTGTTCTTGGCATGGTTGATAGGGAGCCGCAAACTCAAACAACACCATATAAATCACCTACTTTTGGTGAGCAAATTATTGGTGCTGGAGAGACAGGCTTAACCTTGTTGACTGGTGGAACTACAGGTCTTTTAGGCACTGTTGGAGGCGCTTTAACTGGTGCTTATGAGGAGGCCAAGACTGGTCAGTTTGGCACTCCAGAGGCCGCTAGACGCATTGAAGAACGAGCCGCTTTGGGTGGTCAGCAATACACTTATGCACCAAGGACTCAAGCTGGTCAAGAGCAAGTTAAAGCACTTGGCGAGATAGGTGCTGAACTTGTGCCATTACAGCCAGTATTGCCATCTGGCTTACTTTCTGGCGGTAAGGGTCAAGTTGTTCCCGCAATCAGACAAGTTACTGCTGATGTAAGAGCGGCAGCAAGAGATGCATTACCTCCTCCAGCAATAACTACTGGTCGTGCTAGTGGCGGTGCTGCGGCTACTCCTATGGAGTTAGTCAGACAAACTACTGCTGAGAGTTTGCCTGTTCCTGTCACTCTTACCAAAGGTGCAAGAAGTCGTGAAGCTGAACAACTTGCGTTTGAAAAAGAACAGATGAAGGGTCAGCAAGGCGCACCATTGAGGGCAAGAGCAGAGCAGAACAATCTGGAAGTTTTGCAGAACTTTGATTCCTTGATGGAAATGACTGGTGCTGAAGCGGCTCAGTCTGGCTTTGCGGCTACAGGAAACAAGGTCATTGATGCTTTGTCTCAAGGATGGCAAGGCGCAAAGGCTAAGACCACTGCCGCATACAAGAAGGCTGAAACTGCCGGTGAACTTGAAGCTCCAGTAACCTTGGATTCATTGGCTACATACATCAATGAAAATATGCCTGAATCTACTGTTGCGCCTGTTATTAGTGTCGCAAAGAGCAAGGGTATTCAGCTTGGAATATTGACAGAGTTGGAAGATGGAACTGTTCAGGCTGTTCCAACTACTTTGGCAAATACAGAACTGTTGCGTAGAACAGTCAATAAGACTATGGGTGTTGACGCAACAAACAAATCGTTTGGCAGTAGCATTAAGCAAGTCATTGATGACTCTACTGAAAGTGCTGGCGGTGACTTGTATAAGCAAGCCAGAGCAGTCAGAGAACAGCAAGCCAGAAAGTTTGAAGGTCGTGCCATTGTTTCTAATTTACTTACCAAGGTAAAAGGCAAGGATGACCCCAAGGTAGAGGCTAGCCAAGTCTTTCAAAAATCTATCCTGAATGGTAGCCCTGAAGAAATCACGTTCTTGAAGCGTGTTCTTTACACTAGCGGCAAGGATGGACAGACTGCATGGAATGAGATTCAGGGTTCAACCATCAAGCACATAGAGGAAGTGTCAACAAGTGGCCTTGGCACTGACTCAATGGGAAGAAAGATTGTCTCTCCAGCAAAGTTGAATGAAGCAATCAATAGCCTTGACAAGAATGGTCGTTTGGACATTGTTCTTGGTAAAGACAAAGCGCAAAAAGTTCGTGACCTGAATGAAGTTTTGCAATATGTCCAGACTGTGCCTCCCGGCACTTTAGTCAATACATCTGGCACTGCTGGCGTTATCTTGACGGCTATAACTGAAGCTGGCTTGACTGGTATGGTGACTGGATTGCCAGTTCCTGTTTTGTCTGGTATTCGTGCCGCAAATCAGTTTGTTAAAGACCGCAAACTTAAAGCACGAATTGAAGATTCCTTGAAAAAAGGAGACTGAAATTGATCCAATCAGCATCTGTCTCCTTGCGGCTGGTCTTGTTAAGAACATCCAAGCTGGCTGTGAGCTATACAAACAAGCTAAAGAGTCTTTTGTGGAGATTAGAGCCACTGCGGATGAAGTTATCGCTATTGGTAGAGAGGTTAAAGGTTTCTGGTCGAAACTTAGCGGTTTCTTTGGCTCTAGTGCCAAGCCTAAAGCTGTTAAGCCTGTTTCAAAAGCTAAAAAGTCTGCTTATGTCGCTGTTGACGAAACTCAAGTCAAAGTGGACATCGTTAAGAACCTCACTGAGTTCTTTAAACTTCAAGAACAACTTGCTGCACACATACGAGAAGAAGAAGAAAAGTCTAGAACAGTCTACGACCCAGATCAAAACCACATGGAGGCGGCACTCAAAAGAGTGATGGCTCAACAAGAGATGGACAGGCTTGTTGTGACCATCAGGGAAACGATGGTCTACCAAAGCCCACCTGAGATGGGTGCTTTGTACAGTTCAGTTTTTGACATGAAAGAGGTCATTCAGGAGGAACAAGATCAGGCTAGGATGAAACAAGAGGCTAAAAAGAGGCAAGAAGTATGGCAACGCAAGGAGGAAGAAAGAAACTTCCAGCTAAAACTAGCGTACCTAGCGGCAACTACTATATTCCTCCTCTACCTGTGGTTGTGGCTTCTCCTACTGAGTCGTTGGGGGAAAACATAATGGGATGGATAGCGGCTTGTGTGTTGGTGGCCTTGCTCTTGCCTTTGGGTGCAATGCTGTACTTGGACATCCTTGAGGCCAAGCACGAGGTCAAGGAACAGGTTGAGAAGGTAGAGAAGTTAAGACGAGAATTTGAAAGGAAACAACGTGAGCAAAACCGTAAAGAGCCTGATGCTATTGGCGACAATCCTGTTTTTGACAGGGTGCGAAGACCGCTTTCGCTATCCTTGCCAAGACCCAATGAATTGGGAAAAAGAAGAATGTAAGCCACCGATTTGTACCGCTACAGGTACTTGCCCAGATATGTTAGTCAAAACAGAGGAGAAAAAGTAATGGCAACCATTGGATACAAGCAAAACAACCGTTTGACCGCAGACGAGATCGAGGTCAGGGTATGGGCATTCGTTATTGTGGTCTTGGTTACGATTTTGTTAGCTTCTATGGGTATGTTCTTGTACTCAGTTTCTTTTGTCACTCAGCCTATGAATGGTGCTATGGCGGCAATTGACAAGGTTTACACGCAACAAATTAGCACCATTATGGTGTTTATCACTGGTGTCTTGGGTGGTGTTGCTGGTCGTTCTGGTGTCAAGGCTATTGCCAATGCCACTGCTAAAGCTGAATCCAATGACAACGATGAGCCACCAGCACCATGAGCATCTTCAACCCTTGGGTAATCTTGGGGTTTGTCTTGTCTGTAACCATCTCTTTTGGGGGTGGTTACTTCAAGGGAAAGCATGATGAGAATGTTTCTCAACAACTAGAGATTGCTCGTTTAAACGCTATTGCAAAGACAAAAGAGGCTGCATTGACCACAGCCATCGCATCAACAGCCACAGCATTAAGGACATCGAATGAGAGAGCAAAACAGATTTCAAAAGAGCGTGATTTTGCTATTGACTCTGGTGCTTTGCGGTTGCGGCTCCCTGTCAAAGCAAGCAACTGCCCCGTATCAACCACCTCAGATACCGCCGTTGCCAGCGGAGATAGCAGTCAAGAGGGAGGCGAACTTGACGCAGAGACTGCTAAAACTCTTATCGCCATCACAGACGATGGAGATGAAGCAATCAGACAACTTACCGCCTGTCAACAAGCCTACGAATCCATCTACGAAACCTTAAAGGAGAAACTATGAACCTGTCAGCAAACTTCACCCTGAAAGAACTCACCAAGTCAGATACTGCCACCCGATTGGGGCTGGACAATACCCCTGATGACGAGGCTTTGGAGAACTTGAAAACCCTTTGTGAGAAGGTGTTGCAACCAGTTCGTGAACACTTTGGCAAGTCTGTTACCGTGAACTCTGCCTATCGCAGTCCTGAGTCCAATGCTGCTGTGAATGGGTCGAAGTCCTCAGACCATTGCAAGGGCATGGCCGCCGATATAGAGATTGTTGGTGTTGCCAATGCTGATCTGGCTCAGTGGATTATGGATAACCTTGAGTACACACAACTTATCCTTGAGTTTTATACCCAAGGCATTCCTGATAGTGGTTGGGTTCATGTTTCCTATGACCCCAACAACTTGAAAAAGCAAGAACTGACAGCCGTTAAGGTTGCTGGTAAGACTCAGTACTTGCAAGGACTACAGGCATAAGAGGACGCTTGCAATAGTGTTTAGGGGTGAGGTGTTCATACAAGATCACCTCACCACACTTCTGGCACAACCAAGCCGTACCCATTACGACATCAGTCTGGCGGTCACCTCTGACCCCCTTAGTTCTGCCATAAAAGGTGCGGATTTTAACTATCACTTTGCGGCTCTAGCCTTGCTGTAAGTCGTGAAGTTCTCACGTACCCTAAGACCCCTGTTCTTAAGCTCTGTATTAGCCGCTTTAAGGGCTACTTCTTGACGTTTAGCCCTCTTATCTGTCTGCCACAAACTTGGTTCGTTAGTGGACTCAAATGCTGATTTAACTTTTTCCATCTTTTGATTTGCTTCTTAATGGGTGAATGCCAACAGTCTCTGTGCGTCTGATTTGCTCTCTACGCTTTGAACCGTTGATTTTGCCAATGTTTATATACGATAACTCTTTGTCCCTCGTCCAGATTGAGGCGCCAGAGAAGTCGAATGCGTTCTTTGGTGGGTTCATGTGTTTCTTTGTTTTAGTTTAGCTTCAATGGCTCTAGCAAAGTCAATGGCGCAATCCATGTTGAATTTACCTTCATCAATGCACTCGCAAGTGCAACCAATGATTTCCACCTCGTCAAGCCCTATCCATTCCTTTTGACCGCACCAATTGCATTTGTCCTCGTATGTGATGACTGACTGTTCTACTGGACAGAAGTGTTCTTTCATTTCATGCTCCTGATGTAAATAGCAAAGCTGTGCAATGTATCTTTGCCAAACCCTTCCATCTTTAGGATGGCATCAGCCACTTCATCAATCACTTGGCTGCGGTATGGGTTGATGGATATAGCGGCTTGCACTGAGCGTTTGCGCCACAGGCTTTGCCTTTCTATTTCGTTGAAAGCATCATCCTCAAGATCATCTGTCATGACCAAACTCCTGTAGTTCGTTGATGCGTTTGTAGAGTCTGAAGATACGTTGCTCGTTGTAGTTCACCAAGGCTTGTGAATACTCAACAGAAGTCTCAGCTTGCATCTTGGCGTGTTGAGCCTCAATGAGTTCCTTCTGTGCCACCTCCATTGGTGTCTTGGCTCTGAGTAAATCTTTAACGTATGTGATTGTTAGTTCTCGCCAGTTCATGCAACCGCCTTTTTAATTTTAGCCTTTGCATCGTCAAGAATCTTCTCAACTGACGCAATGAGTTCTTTGTTTGATTTTTGTGGTATTGGCTTTGGAGTCATCTTCACCCCTAAAACCCTACCCATTTCCATAGTCCGATCATCTTCAATCTTTTGGCAAAGATATTCACGCAACCACTTTGCACCACCAAGTTCTTTCCACTTTGCTTGCTGGCTTAGTGTCAGCTTCACTCCTACGTTAATCATTTCTTCTTTCGTTCGGTTACAAGAATAATTCTTTCAATCTTGCGGTCATTACCGCATCTGTATTGCATTGCACTATTCCTAACCCACTGGTCACAAACTGGACATTTCACTATCTTTCTTCCCGTTCGTCCCGATTTACCAGATATAACGCAAACCCGATACACACGCAAATTCCCAATATCGAGCCGAAAATCCCTGCTAAGAACACGTAGAGGACTGTTTCCAACATTTGATTTCTCCTTTTTATCGTCTGCCGAATCAAAGTACATGAGAGCCAAGGCGCAAAGTACCGCAATGACAATGGCATTCCAGTATTTCATTTTGCGGATGCAATGACTTCAAGTTCAAGGTCTTTGATTCTGTCTTTGAGAATCTCGACTTCTTGTTCCAGCTTGGTGACCTTCTTCTCTAGCCGATTGCGGCTCATGGACTCACCCTTTGACCAACCAATGAGGGCAGCATCATCAGCCACCTTGGTGATGAGCTGGATGATGTCATTGCGAGACATAAAGCCGCCAGCAATGTCCTTGGTTGGCGCAATGCGGGTTACCAGTTCTTCTAGTTCCTGTTTGAATGTAGTGGTCATGCTCTGTTCTCCTGTGGTTGATGCCATGCAACTTGCAAGGCGGTGAAGTTCATAGGCGCAATGGTGACTGTTGACAGGAACAAGCCCTTAGTCTTGATCTTGCGCCCCCAATCGTCTGTTGCCTTGGTGTTAGTGAGTTCCTTACGCTTAACAGCGTTATAGACCTGATGAGGCTTGAACCCGCCTTCTACGAGTTCTTCCATTGTTCTTGGCTCTTGGCAGAAGTCTTGGAGTTCGGTCATGATGACCACCATGCGACCAAAAGAACAGCAAAGCCGATACCGATAGCGGTAGCCGCTAAGATATCAAGAAGTTTCTCATTCATCATCATTCTCCTCACAGAGTTCACAACCATCATGGGCAGGGTCACGGCAATCAGGATGTGCCGCAAGGTTCAACTGATACTGTCGGCGGTGGAAGTCCTCCGCTTTCATGTAGTCGATGTCTGATTCGTCTAGTGGCATGGTTGTCCTTAAAAGGTGGAGGCCGAAGCCTCCTGTTGGTTTATTGCTTTGCCCAATATCCATACACCATGCGATTGGTGCAATCCCAAATGTCGTTTGCTACTCCATCAATCACAGCTACAAAGTGATGTGCTTGTTTGGCAATGACTGACCCTGATGGCATATCACTACAACGAGCCTTGCGACCAACAAACTTTGGTGCTTGCATCCAGACCCATCCATAACGCTTCAGCACCTCAGAATAAATATCTTTGCTGATGCCATTACGAGCAGACTTTGCACGACCATTGTCGGCATTTGCTTGGGCTAATTCTTTATACACCGCTTTGTAATCAAGACCAAGAGCAATAGCTATTGCTCTAGCACCACAGTCTCCTGCTGTACCCTTGAAACCAGCGGCTTGTCTACCGCCATCGTTGTGTTTGTATTTCATCTTCAATTCTCCTTTTGGGTTGTCGATAGGTCTAATCATACAGCATTTGACTAGGAAGTCAACTACCCCCTATTTAATCCCACACACTTCACTGGGGTATTAAATCAATTAGCACTTGACTAACCAATCCAAAGTCTATTAGAATCCCCACCCATGAACACACAAACCATGCAACTTATTGATTCCATTAGGGAAAAGGCTGAAAAGGCTGGCTTCACCATTACAGATGTTGCTCGTCATGCTGGCCTTGACCCCTCGCAAGTCTCCAGATACGCCACTGGAAAGACCATACCACTGGTAACTTCCATCAAACGGCTAGAAGAATCGGTAGATTCCCTGATTCAGAGCCGTTTAACAGCCCTGCAAGGGGGTCAAAATGGCTAAACGCACCTTGGGTATTGACGTTGGTCTTAATGGTGCTATCGCCCTTGTGGTGGATGGTGAGTTGGTGAGTGTTGTAGATATGCCAACAGTCACCCTTGACCGCAATGGCAAAGCCAAGCGTCAGGTGTCTGTGCCTGAGTTGGTTCAGATTGTTAAGGACTTTGACCCGACAGATGCCTATGTAGAGAAGGTCTTTGCTATGGCGGGTCAGGGAGTCACATCTGTCTTCTCTTTTGGTCGTTCTCTTGGCGTGGTCGAAGGAGTCCTCACAACCATGAAGATCAAGACTACTCTCATCACCCCGCAAACATGGCAAAAGCGTATGGCTGTGACTGGTGGAAAGGACGGGTCAAGGGCAAGAGCAATGGACTTGTTCCCCGAACAGGCTCAAATGTTCAAACGTGTCAAAGACGATGGCAGAGCAGATGCCGCACTGATTGCCGCTTTTGGAGTCGCAAATGGATGATAAAGAACGTCAAATCATGCGTGAACACATTGTTTGGCTTTCCCTTCAGCTTGAACAAGAACGCAAGCAAAACCAATCAACAGTAGTGTTCATGAAACGCATCCTTGACCCGGAAGACTTGGGTCATGCAGTATCAAATGAGACAAGGCAACTCGCCTACCAACTTCTAATCAACAACCATCACATTGAGAGATCATCATGGCAACAAAACAACTGAACCTTAGAGCATCAGCATCCTCACGTTGGATTGCTTGCCCTGCAAGTGCAAGGTTGTCAGCCAAGATGCCATATGTTGAGAGTGGTGAGGCCGCAAAGATTGGAACTGCGATTCATGCCTTGGCAGAGCATTGCTTCAAAGGCGACTTAGACCCCACAAAGTTTGAAGGCCAAGTCTTTGAAGGCATCCTCATGACTGAGGAGAACTGTGAGTTTGCGCTAGAACACTTGAAAGCAATTTGGAAGATTGAAGATGAGTTGGGTGCAGGGTCAGTGACTGTCGAGCAGTTCATCCCCTACCAAGACACACAAGTTTGCAAGGTGGGCGGCACAACTGATGTCATTGGTATCTCTAAGGAAAAACGCAAACTCATCATTGCGGACTTGAAGACTGGAAGGGGTTTTGTCTCTGAAGACAGTGACCAGTTGAAGTTATATGCCCTGTCTGCCTTGAACGCTAACAACTTGTACCAAGACATCTCAACTGTTGAGTTGTGGATTATCCAGCCCCATCACGGTGAGACTCGCAAGCACACAATGACAACTCAAGAGTTGGTGGATTGGGAGCATTACGTTCTTACTCCCGCAATTGAAAATGCTTTGAACCCTGCATTCCCACCTGTGCCATCAGACTCTGCTTGCCAGTACTGTCCAGCCAAGACTATTTGCCCTGCACAGCAACAGATTGTTGAAGTGGTGAGCAATGCACCGCCAATAGAGATGTTGTCAGAGCAGCAGATTAGCGTCTTGCTGACGCAATTTGATATGGTTGAGGACTACATCAAGGCTGTGAGAGATCACGCCTTAAAACGCATGGAGCAAGGCGATGTCATTGCGGGTTGGCAGTTGTCGCCGAAAAGAGCATTGCGTTCATGGACAAAGGATTCTGAAGTTGTCCCTGCACTCTTGGGCATGGGACTCACCATAGATCAGATCGTGAAACAAGAACTGGTAACACCAGCGGCAGCAGAAAAACTGTTACCGAAAGACCTTAAGGCCGCAATTGAACCGTTAACTTCTCGCATATCAAGTGGATTAACGCTTGCAAGAGACAAAGGTTTGACTCAATAATCACAACCCCAATTCCCCCGACCGTGATGCAAATCACATTTTTTCAACTTTAAACAGGAAACATTATGAACTTAAATCTCTCAGGTGGCGGCGGTAACGGTAACTACATCCGATTCAGCCCACAAGCAAACGCATGGTCAAATCAAGATGGCGAATTCCAAATGGAAAAGTTTGTTTTCGACATCGAGAACATTCAGACTGGATGGATGCTCATCGCAACTGGCATCTTTGAATTTGCGCCCGATGACTCTTTGGGTCGCAAAGGCGCACAACCATCTCCAGAACACAAACGTGGCTTCAAGGTCACGTTCTTCAACAAAGCAATGGGAGTTGCAGAGTGGAGTGCAAATGGTGCGGGTTCTAATATGGGACTTGAGGCTCTATACAAGCAAGTACAGGCGCAAGCGCCAGCCAATGCTGGTAAGTTGCCAGTCGTGGAGTACAAGGGTTCACGCCCCGAGAAGGTTGGCAAAGGCTCCACAAGAGTCCCAATGTTTGAGGTGACAGGATGGGTTCCTCGTCCTCCAGCACTGGCAGACGGTGCAGGTGCAGAGCCTGACTTTTCAACACCAGCACCAGTGCAAGCCTCTAAACCAGCACCTACACCAGTTGCCAAGCCAGCACCATCACCAGCAATGAGTGATGACGAGATGTTCAGCTAATAACTGCACAACTCACAGCACCAGAGTTTTCGGGGGAAGACTCTGGTTTTTTTGTCCCCTATAAAAGAAACCACAACAAATGTCAGCACAAGAACTAGCCACTGCGTTGGGACACCCCAAAAAGACAGGTAATGGTTACCTAGCTAGTTGCCCTGTACCTAGTCACGGTCAAGGCAATGGAGACAAAAACCCTAGCCTTCACATCGCAATGAATGATGATGGCAACTACTTATTCAAATGCTTTAGCGGTTGCGATCAGCACACCGTGTTCCAAACAATTAGAGATATGGGACTCCTCCCATCACTCCCTGAACGCACTGAATACCTCTCAAGCATCAAACCCCTACCCTACATCCAGACACCGACATTCCAACAGGAGTGGCACTACACAGATGAAGATGGTGTCAGCCTGTTTGTGAAGCAAAGATTCAAGACCAATGACGCTAAAGGAAAAACATACAAGACCCTCAGAGTCATGCCCGACAACTCTAGGCAAAGCAAGCTAGGAGACTGCCGCATCGTCCCCTACAGGCTCCCCGATCTGCAAGAAGCAACTGCCGCAGGTCGGGTTGTCTATGTGACTGAAGGAGAAAAGGCGGCAGATGCTTTAGGCAGCCTTGGGGTCGTGGCTACAACATCTCACGCTGGTTCAGGCAACTGGAGTCCAGAACTCAACCAGTACTTTGCTGGCGCTAATGTGGTGATCGTGCCGGATAACGATACAGCAGGGTGGAGTTATGCCCAAAAGGTCGTGGAGGCACTCCTACCAGTCGCAAAGAGCATCAGGGTGTTGGATTTAGACCTTAAACACCCCAAAGAGGATGCTCATGAGTGGGTTAATAAGTATGGTGGCGACAGGAAGACATTGGCTCAGATGGCTAAAGCCTGTGTCGTTATCAAGTCGATAGATGAAGTTTGGCTGCCGCAAAGACTAGCCATGTATGTGCCTGAAGTTGAAGCACAACAATCTGAATCTGCCCAGAAGTCACGTTTTCTGGTCGAGTCTTGGGACTCTATCAAGGATGAGCCAGTAGAGTGGCTAATTGAGGACATCATCCCAAAGAAGGCGTTTGTAGCCTTGTATGCACCACCAGCCAGCTATAAGTCGTTTATAGCCTTGGATATGGCTGAGGCGGTAGCTACAGGACGTGACTGGATGGGCAAGAAAGTCAAGCAGTCCGGCGTGGTTCTGTATATCGCAGGTGAAGGGCATGGAGGACTAGGCGCAAGGATTAAGGCTTGCAAGATCAAGAACAACAGCCCTGATGGGTCACCCCTGTACGTCATCAGAGCGCAAATTAACCTTAGATCATCACAAGAGGACTTTGACAATTTACTCAAAGCAATCAACGACTTGCTAGAGGAAATTGGTGAACCACTTGTAATGATCGTTCTAGATACGCTAATGAGGATGTCTGGTGGAGGCTTTAACGAGAACTCCTCAGAGGACATGGGTGGCTTCATCACCCAAGCAGGGAAACTTCAAGCACTATATGAATGTGCCTTGCTGGTCATCCATCACAGCGGCAAGGATGTCACTAAGGGACTGCGAGGCCATAGTTCGCTGCTTGGAGCCGTGGACACAGAACTTGAGATAAACAGACTGGATTCAGTCATCAACACTGGTGACCCCTCAGTTAGAGGGTCGGGAACTATCACCGTTACCAAGCAAAAGGATGGGTCAGATGACATCGCAATTGGATTTGATGTCGTAGCAATTGATGTATCAACATCAGCCTTGGGGTTTGAAAGCCTGACATCTTTGGCTGTTCAGGCCAACCAAGACATCGTGCAGAACACAAAGAAGAACGCTAAAAACAATGCTGGAAGTGGTGGAAATCAGCGTTTGGAGTTGGATTCTTTGATGAAAGTCATTAAGAGTAAAGCATCATATCGTGAAGTGGAAGGTACTACCCGCTATGGTGTGAACTTGGAGGACTGGAAGGCTGAATTCTGGTCTATGAAAGGGTGTACTGAGGATGATAAGGCAGCGTTTCAGAAGGCTTGGACTAGGGCAAGGGAGAGACTTGTTGACGCTAAGAAGGTTGTAATTGGGTCTGGTTTTGTATGGTTGAAGGTGGACTCCGAGAAGTTCGGAGGATGACACTACTGTATGTTTATCCACTGGACAAACCGGACAAACCGGACAAATGTCCAAATTGTCTGTCCGAGTATATGTGGACAAACCACCTCTTGTCTATGAACAAGAGGTTTGTCCACTGTCGGTTTGTCTGTTGTCTGTTTTTTTTGTAAAGGTTCAAAATGGTTCGAAAATTGTCACGTAAGGAAGTTCCGGATTTGCAAGTGCCGAAGCGCAAGGCAACGGATTTTGAGATTGCGTCTAACTCGCTGCTGGTTGAGTTGGACAGGCGCAAGGAGCAACATTGGGAAAAATGGGGTGTTGACCGATTGATTACTTTAGTTGACAGTGAGTTTAGGACGAAGTTTTGGGGTCAAATGGGTAGGGTTTGGGATGCTCTGGACTTTCAAGACCTTGATCGGTTAACCCGAGCGATTCAAGGCATGGTCAAAGGTTATGACGCTTTGGAGAAGTGGGCTGTGGAAAATGAGGTTGACCCTAACCCACCGATCAGGTTCGTGGAATGGATGAACCAAAAGGGTGTCCGCAATGCGGTTTGCCAAACCGTCAACGATGCGGTCAACTTACAAGCCAGCCGCAAAGACCTGACGATCTGGAGCATGGAGGAGATGGAAGTCATCCTCAATGATGAGTTGGTGCAAGCCATCATCAAGGTCAAAGCCTTTGACCCAACAGCCAAGGTCATTAGCTTTAAAGCTGGTGAAGGGTTTGGTAAGGGTTCAGGGTTTGAAGACTTGGCTGATGACCTTCACGCCTTTGAAGGTGATGGCGACTATGTGCCTAAGTACAAGAAGATTGGGGAGTAAAGATGGCGAGGCCGACCAAGAGAGATACCAAATACTTCCAGCGCAAGTTAACGCCAGAGGAGTTAGTGCTGTTGCTTCAAGCTGGCGAGGGAAACATTACCGAAGGTTGGCTGGAACTTCAGCGGGTTTACGTCCATGTTTGGAGTTTGGGTTACAGGCCGTTTATGCCGCTTGAAAGCGTTGATGTAACCTACACCATGCAAGACGCTATTGATGGCGTTCCTGACCCCTTTGGTGGCGTTTAAATGGCATTGGCTTGCGGATTATCTGGATGCTTTGAGTCTTTTATCTTTTAATAATTGAAATGTCTAACAAATGAATCTGTTACTACTTAAAAGTCTTATGGCTAAAAGTTTGGTTAGTACCCCAATAAAGCACCACCCGCCTCTCTCCCTCTCCGCCCCCGCCAGCTGCCAACCCGCCGATCGGCCGAGTTATCCACAGGCAGATGGCGAAGTTATGCACAATCTTGCCGATTGGTTACAGATTGCGTTTCATTCACCCATTGCGTGTAATGCTTTCAGATATTATTAGTTAACATAATGGACATCGTATAAAGCCAGATATGTCAGCAACTTGTAAGCGTCTATAAAAACATCAATAGAATCAACGACTTGCAGATGTTATCCACAGTATCCACAAGTGCCTGTGGATAACTGGTCTGTTTTAGAGATGGGGGGGGAGGGGGTCGGGTCTGGTCGTGATAATTGTGGGAGCCTCCGCCCCTCACCAAAAACAAAACTAGCAAAATCCCAACAAACCACTATCCCAATTTGAAAAAAAAGGGGGTTGCTGGACGCAGGGAGCCCCGAATATTAACTAGATAACCACAAAGGGAATCATTCGGTTACTTTGCGCCAGCAACACAAATCTATCATATTGCGTGAAAAAAAGCCATAATCCCCGACATCACGCCCACAACCCCCAAGGACAATCGTGAACATAGAGCACATTGATGACATTCAGGATGACGAGCCAGAGCCGCAGAAGAAGAAGGCTGGTAGACCCAAAGGCACATTTGGCCTAAAGCGGCAGATACAGGAGTACGCTAGGAATCCTGCTTTAGCGTTGCCCAAGACTGACCATCAGCGGTTAAAAGAGTTGAAGGATATGCTTATCAAGTCTAGCGGTAAGGATGTCGTGGAGAAGATGATTTCCATTGCGTTGAATGACAATCACCCTGCACAAATGGCGGCTATCAAGATGTGCGTTGACCGTACCCTGCCTGTATCCATGTTTGAGAAGGATAAGAGCCAGAGGAGTGCGGTCAATATCACTATTTCAGGCATAGGCGCACCTACAGTTGCCACAACGACAATTGAGCCAGAAGATATAGAAGACATCGAGGCTAAGAATGGCTGATCTGAACTTTGCGCTATTGCCGTGGCAGCAAGAGGTGTATGCTGATAAGACGAGGTTCAAGGTTGTGGTTGCTGGCAGGCGCTGTGGTAAGTCACGCCTAGCCGTGACCACCTTATTGATTGAGGGTCTTAGCTGTCCAAGTGGCTCGGCGGTGCTGTACGTTGCGCCCACCCAAGGTCAGGCTCGTCAGATTGTGTGGGATGTTCTCTTGGATGTAGGTCGTGAGATTATCCAGTCTAGCCATGTAAACAACATGGAAGTGACCTTGATTAATGGGGCCAAGATATATGTGAGGGGTTCGGATAGACCTGACACTTTGCGGGGTGTCAGTCTGACATATGCAGTCTTGGACGAGGTAGCTGACATTAAGCCTGAGACTTGGGAACAGGTGATTCGGGCTTCATTGAGTGACAAACGTGGTCGTGCCATGTTTATTGGTACGCCAAAGGGTAGGAATTGGTTCTATGACCTGTACAACTTGGGGCAAGAGGAGCAAGACCCTGACTGGAAGTCATGGCATTTCACCACCAAGGACAACCCTTTGATTGACGAGGCTGAGATTGAGAGTGCCAAGAAGACCTTATCTTCCTTTGCGTTCAAGCAAGAATATATGGCTAGTTTTGACAATGCTGGCTCTGATGTCTTCAAGGAGGAGTGGATTAAGTATGGGGAAATCCCTGAGAGGGGTTCTTATTTCATTGCGGTTGACTTGGCTGGATTTGAGGAGGTGGCTAAACAGGCTGCTAACTCTAAGAAGCGGTTAGATCAAACGGCTATATCTGTAGTGAAGGTCACTGATGATGGTAAGTGGTATGTAGAGAAGATTGAGCATGGTCGGTGGGACATTCGGACTACGGCTGTGAACATTCTGATGGCGATTCGGGACTACAAGCCGCTGAGTATTGGGATTGAGCGTGGAGCGTTGAAAAATGCGGTACTTCCCTATTTGTCTGATTTAATGCGAAAATCGAACATATATGCTCATATTGTGGATTTGACGCATGGGAACAAGAAGAAGTCAGACAGGGTGATTTGGGCATTGCAGGGACGGTTTGAGCATGGCAGAATAGTGCTTAATAAGGAAGAAGACTGGACAGAGTTCCTAGATCAACTGCTGATGTTTCCATCGCAGGGTGTTCAGGATGACTTGCCGGACTCCCTTAGTTATATAGATCAGTTGTCTATAACCTCTTACTTTGAGGCAGATGATGAAGACGAGTGGCAACCAGTTGACATCATTTCAGGTGTATAGGGTAAATAAATGGCAACAGACAAACAAGTGAAATTAGAGCAAAACGAGTTTTATCAGCCAACAGAGGCTGACAAAGAAATCACTGCCTTTGTCGTTGACCATTGCCAACGGTGGCGTGACTACCGAGATGTCAACTTCCTCCCTGACTGGCTAGAGTACGAACGCATCTTCCGTGGTCAATGGGCTTCTGAAGACAAGACTCGTGAATCTGAGCGTAGCCGCATCGTCACCCCCGCTACCCAACAAGCCGTAGAAACCCGCCATGCCGAGATCATGGAAGCTATCTTTGGTCAAGGCGACTTCTTCGACATTGAAGACGATCTTCAAGATGTAGACGGTAATCCATTGGATGTTGAGCTAATCAAGGCTCAAATGATGGAAGACTTCAAGAAAGACAAAATCAGAAAAGCTATCGATCAGATCGAGTTGATGGCTGAAATCTATGGAACAGGCATTGGCGAGATCATCGTCAAGACTGAAAAAGAGTACATCCCAACAACCAAGGCAATCCCCGGCCAAGTTGGGCAAGCCGCTATTGGCGTGACTGAAAAAGACCGTATTGCGGTCAAGATCATGCCTGTCAACCCTAAGAACTTCTTGTTTGACCCCAACGGGACAAGCATTGATGACTGTATGGGTGTGGCTATTGAGAAGTATGTCTCAATTCATAAGGTTGTACAAGGTATTGAACGTGGTATCTACCGAAAGGTTGACATCACCCCTACCTATGAAGACACTGATCTTGAGCCAACCCAAGAAGTTTCTCAGTATCAGGATGCCC